ACGACCATCAACGCAACGAAGGCTGCAGTCCACAACGCCGTACGGGCGAGGATAAGTCCCATCGAAGTGCCCATAGCAGCCATAGCAAGCCTGATCATACCAAAGGTACCAACTACAGTGAGTACGATACCTGATAGAGTCAAGAATGCTGCGCCGAGGAATCCTACGACTGCTAAGTAACGCGTAGTCTGTGGTGACAAGTTAGCAAAGAAGTCACCAATCTTAAGCAACTGATCCAGGAAGAACTTTATGACCGGCCGTAGAGCATCGCCGATCTCAATGCGGAATTCCTTAAACCGGTTCTTTAAAAGCTGAACCTTGTACTGTACAGTATCAGACATCTGACCGAATGCCTGATCCATTGCACCTGCGGAATCGCCCATCTGGTTGATGAGGTCACGCAGCTGTGGGAAGTTCTTAACTGCAAGGTCCCAGAACCGTCGAGCCTGAATAGTACCGCCAGCACCCTTGAAGAGCTCATTGAGTACGGCTACCTTTTCGGGCTGCGGTAGTGCTGACAGCTTACCAGCCAAGTCGCCAACAATATCGACTAGAGGACGGAACTGTCCGTTAGCATCCTTGACCTTAATACCCATTGCTTCGAAGCGTTCGACAGTCTTCGGGTTGACCATCGACTCCAAAGCACGACCGGCCGACGCAGCTGCCATAGCCGTCGACAGACCATTTCGGGTAAGGAAGGCGAGCATACCGCCAAGAGTCTGGTAACTCTGACCAGCTCTGACCGTTGTAGGTGTCGCTCTACCAATCGTACTAGCGAACTCGCCGAAGGTACCGACGCCCTTCCTAACCAGCTGGAACTGGAAGTCCAGAACCTTATTCACGTCTCCAGCTGGAATCTGGAAGGCGTTCATAATACCGATCGTAGCTCGCGAAGCATCCTGCAAGCTTACCTGACCAGCAACTGCTTCCTTCGCAAAGCTACGTAGCAAGGACTCCGACTGAGGAAGTGTAACGTTCATTGACGAGAAGATGTCGAACAAAGACCCTTGCAGTTCTTCGAACGGTACACCTATCTGCTTGCCAACGCGCATACCTATAGCAGCGACGTCTTGTATCTTAACACCGATCTGATCGACCTGTGTCAGGGTTCTAGCAGACTGATTCTCATATTCGGCGCTAGCTTTTATCGACCCTGTAAAGAACTTAATCGACGCAGCGCCAGCTAGCGCGAACGCAATACCCACCCCAGTAAGGGCTTGCGAACGAGCAATCTCCGCTTCAGTGTGGAGACGGCTTTGTGCTAGCTGACGCCGCGTTGCGCCTTGCAGGATGGCAGTATTCGAAGCAACCGACGACAGAACCCGTGACGCTTGGTCGCGCGCTCTGACGATGAAGAGGATCTCTCTACTGCTGAGAGCCATCTGGCTGCTTGTCCTTACTTTTCCGTTCGGCCATAGCCGCCATCACTACTTGGAGGATTTCGACGTGTTCAACTTCCTGATCGAATAGGCCGCCGGGTCCTGGTAGACAATTGAGACGCAGGCACAACATTGCCCAGTCAAGGGCTGCTGCGACTTCGACATCTTCTTCATCCTTAGGACTAGGAAGGACAATTGCCATCCGGATCCGGTCTAGGAGTTTCCCTCCTCTTCCTCGTCGTCTTCAGGCGGCTGGTTCATGTCGTCGATCAGACGAGCGATCTCTTCACCGATTGCACCGTCAAGTGATTCGACGTCTGCTTGGTTCTGGAAGTCCAGCTTGCGACCACCTTCGTCTTCCAGATTGTGGTCCATGATGGTGTGCGCAAACTCGAACGCTTGGACACGTCGGTCCATGAGCGCCATTTCGCCTTCGAAGTTAGACTTCTTCCGGCCGGACTTTACCGACATCTTCGAAGTGAAGGCTCGTCGAGCCTGCATCTCACCGTAGTCCAGCTTGCGAAGTAGGACGAACCCACCTTCACAGGTCTTGAGTTCTTTGCGCTCCCAAAGCGTTTCGTCTCGCTTATTGGATGTCGCCCTCGGCATGATCCCCTCCAGATCGTAAGTTAAGGGCTTGCTTAGACTGCTTGTTAGACTGAGTCTCATTGAGTCTAACGGGCGGAACTTACCTCCTTAAGTATAATCACCCTCTGGAAAGTCTAACGCGATTCTAACCAGTCAGACACTTACCAAAGCTCCACAGGGCGATTAGGCGGGAACCACATCCTCCTGACACTTCAGGGTGATGCCGTAGGACTTGTTCGTCGTTGAATCGAAAATGCCCATGAACTCAGTCGACGCGCGAAGCAAGTCACCCTGACCGGATAGCCCAACCGTGTAGTCCGACTTCACCGTTACCGGCAAGTCAAACTGGATCGAGTTGTTCACTCCCTTGGTAGCGACCAAGGTAAGCGAGCTTGCAGTCAGCGCCTTGAAGGCATCGTACTCCGCACGAGACTGGAAGTCCCTTGTTGTCGTCAGACCGACCGAACGCTCGCCGTACGTGATGAACTGTGCACGCGAGCCGAGATTCTGCAGACGCTGCTGAGGCGCTGCGTTGTCCTCGATAGCAAGATCGAAACCGTCGCAGTCGAAGACCTGCGTTGCGGTCGGGATCTGAATGTTGTACTGACCTGCACCGAAAGGCTGCACAGTGCTGTACCCTGGAGTAAACGGGCCAGCCTGCGTGAGTTCCTGCATCCCCATGATCGAGAATGTAACCTTCAGCAACCCGCCGTCGATGGTGTACCGGGACGACGACACAACGCAGCCGACGTAAGCAAAGGCGAGCCCATTGCGGATGACCGTAATAGAGCACGTGCGCGCCGGGACAGCAGCAGCCGAGGGTGTAAAGCTGTACGTGAAGTTGGGAGTCGTACCTGACCTGACGCCTGTTGTACGAGAAGCGTAAAGAAAGTACGGCATCGCGTCTTCGAGCACTTCCATGGTAATGTCGCCTGCGACGTGTGAGTCACCTGCAACTCCACCACGCACATCGACGATACCCTGAATAGGACGACGCCATACAGTAGCCTGAGTGTGCTTCAGGCTCTCCGATTCGATCGGGATCCACTTTGCTGGCGTTACCCAAACACCGGGCGCGGCCGCTGTTTCGAGAGCAATGCCGAGGAACCCAGCACCAGCAACACCGACAGCCATTAGCTGTTACCTCCATCGTTCTTGTCGCTGCGCGACTTGGTCTGGACCTTCTCGACAGTCACGTGGGGATCGTCCTTGAAGGCAGCGATGGGATCCAGTAAGGGAAGCTCTTCTAGAGTCTCTGGATCGATACGTGGAGGCATGCTACCCCAGTAGCGCTTGTATCCGTCGAACGTGTCCTGATCGACTTTGGTCCTTTTCCCATTCTCGAAGGCGCCTAGCCCAAGAATATGGATCTCTTCACCCTTCGGTGTGTTGGCATAGTCGACATTTACCTCGTACTCATTGTCACTCATGTGAGTGCTCCGATCGGTAGCTGGACACGCACAAGCCCTTCCCACGTAAGCCGGGTTGCGTAGAAGACGTGCCCACCTTGAGCACGGTAGCCAGGAGTATACGTTGTAATGAAGCTGTGAATGACGAGTCCACCAGCCTGTCGATGTTCTGCTAGCTGCAAGAAGTCTGCTACAGCAATCGACAGAGCTTCGCCATCCATACGCCCTTGTGCTCTATTTCCGAGTCGCGAGTAGTAGACGTATATGTTCTCACGAATGCGACGTTCCATCCTGAACGGGACGCCGACAAACTCCTGCGACATTGGTTCTGGTTCTACACAAGCAGCAGGCACATTTGGCAACAAGGACTGATCGCCATAGAACACATCTTTGACGCCGAGGGAAGTCTTTGCAGCGTCAAGGATTCCTACTAGGTACTTCGCTACGTCTAGGTAGTCGTTCATGAACGCATCCAATCATCGAACACCTTTTCGATCGCCACTTCGTCTTCTGGTTGAAGGATCGCGAACGGTCGAGCGGGAATCTGATTGGTGCCTTCCTGATGAATACCTGCGTAGGGTGCTGCATCTGGAGTCTGCAGTTCGGCATTACCGCCCTGGATCTTCCAGTTCTTCATCAAGCCCATCTCTTCGAGGAGCGAGCCTGTGTCTACTAGAATCTTTACACCACGACCGATCATCTGTCTCTGGTCGATCGTACGTTCGGCAAG